TTCTTTTGCACCAATCTGTGTAGTTTTCTTCTCTAAAATCACCAAAATAACCTTTAAAACTACACAAAAAATTACTAATATAGTAATCTTATATAAACTCACCATATTTTCTTGCAACACGAGCAAAGAAATTTCTGTCTTTTCGTTTTAAGAACGATGCCTTTGATGCTGATGTTCTACCCCCATAACGAGTGTAGTCATAGTCTGTTGTGAAGTGTAGTTTCAGACCAAGATACATTTGGTAGGACTCCCACGCTTCCATTAGTTGCTCCTTAGATTGGTAGTGTTGCTACTTTCGGAAGATAATTGAGTTCCCTTGCGTCTGCTTCTATTTTTTCTTTGAGGGGTTTAGAGATGAGAGGAGCGATTGCATCCGGCTCCATTGAATGTTTTTCACAGTAATCCAAAACTGCATCCATATAACTAATACCACCTTGTGCGACTATCTGCTCGATTTTAAGAGCAAACTTTTTAGGGGTCATCAAAGCAAGTTCTTCTAGATTCATAATATTCCTTTCAATGATGATAGGGGGCAGGGCGCCCCACCCCCCATCTAATAAAGCAGAGCCAGTATATAAATGCTGGATGCACTTCGTGTTCCTACTAAGTTTTACTTGGGCGAACAGACCATTCCCAAACTGGATTAGTCTTTTTTGGTTACGAACTTATAAAGTTCTTCTGCCTTTTCCATGATTTCTTTAGGTTGATACATCTTAGGTGTATACTTCTCAATAACATCAGTGATGTCTTTGTTAGTATCCCTTGCCTGGGCGATCATCTCATACATTTGGGCTTGTGCCATATCGTATTGACGATCAAGCAAGTCTTTGGCCATTGCCAATGTGTCGAACCGTAGTTCAAATGGGTTTTTACTAGACATAACTATTCTCCTTTGTGTGTTGTGTTATGTGTGTTGTGGACTAACCGTTGATCCACACGAGTGTATTAAGGCACTACCCTTCAAAACTGTGGTGGGTTGTTCTGTTGCCAAGTCAACCCACCGAAACTCCGTCACCTAAAACTAGGCTGCAAGTGCAAAAGTATTATCGTTTGCAGTTACTTTAGTTGGACTATTACGCATCCATCCGACAGTTCTACTCGCCTCTATCCTCGCCAGTCGATCCTATTTCGCCCCCATCATAAGCACACTGGAGTAGATTATCTGGATGTCCGTGATCCCCTAGTCATCTTCCTTATCGCACGGCGCAGTCCAGTGTGTTTATGGTGGAGGCGGGCGGTATCGCACCGCCGTCCTGTTCAAGTGTTGATTTGTATCAACAAACTGTATTATATTTATACCCTAAACAACCTTGATTGTCAAGTGGTAATTCCACCATTATTAAATTTTATTTCACCATTTCCAGCACCTAAGATACACGCCTGATCTTTATCTGGGATTTCAATCAATGTCCATCCATTGGTCTTTCTGTTCAGAGTTATAAGAAACTTAGTTAGGAAATTTCCGTCTGGTCTAGTTGATAAACCTTCAAAATAAATGAATGGTTCTTCTTCTAGAATTTTAGTTAATCTTATAACTTCATCCAAAGTAGCACACTGTATGGGTTTGTTTGCCCATACAGGTTCAGCAGTTAAGTTATGCAGTGGCGCTACTGAGAATAGCAGAATCACCGCCAGTTTGCGTATCATTTTCTTTCTCCCATTCGGAGACAAACTGTTCGATGGTTTCAACAAGTTTAGGTAAGTAATCATACTTCTTCTTGATGAACTCTTGAACTTGTCCATCTTCTGTTACCACAAGAATAACAATCTGTTCAACTGGAATACCAGTTCTTTCTTCAAACATTTCTGCATAGGCAGATGCCTGAATATAGTATGATTCATTATATTCGTCATTTCTTTCAGAACGAGATGTCTTAAAGTCAATAATTGAAGGCACACCGTTGTATTCTGCAATACAGTCAACACGCCCTGCAACTTGATATTTTTCACTCCAAAGTCCACATTCCTGTGCGTATATATTATTTATACTTTTCTCAAGAACTGGTTTTAGTTGTGAGAACAAACACCAAGGCAAGAATTCACGACTGTCTTGAACAACTTCATGGTTGTTTAGAAAGTCTTCACACATCTGGTGAACTTTAGTTCCACGAGATGCAGCGGTGCGAGAGATGTAATTTGCAACATCCTCACCTACACGCTTACGCCATTCTGCAAGTCCTTCTTTTGAACGAACTGAAAGAACAGTTGTAATTGATGGAAAAATGCCACCATCTGGGGTAACATAAAACCTTTTGCGATTGACGGTTTTAGTGGATACCTCTGGTATCTCTACTGATTTGTGTGTAAACATAATTACTCCTCACATTTTTAACATATTATATTCAATTTACAAGGTAAAGTCAATAGATTTATCGACCTTGTCCTCTATACTTTTTATAACTTCTTCTAGCAGACTTGTTCATAGAACTAGTTTTAATCATAGATGGATTGCCACCAATTGATGATTTCTTTCTAATTGGTTCATGGACAATCACATTTGTCATTTTAACTTTCGCCATCGTTCTCCATTCC